CTACTGGTACAAACCGCTACTTCTATCTTGATGACGTAAACATAGCTTACCCTGCTGGCGTAGCAGTAGACCTTGGAAACCTTGACCTATGGGCAGATGGACTACCTGTTGCCCCAGCTATCGCAACCGTACCAAGTTTGGGTGGGGTGTGGGATGAGCCACTGACGGCTCACACCATTGCTGGGTCTATGGGCGTACTCCTGAGCGATGCAGCAGATAACGCAGAACTGGCGGCAATAAAGTAATGGACAATCCAAAAGAACCTACCAACGCTGATCTTTACGAAAGACTAGGCAGAATGGAAGCCTCAACTTCTGAACGGCTAGATTCTATCCTTGAACAAGTTAAAAAGACTAACGGTAGGGTTACTCGACTTGAAAAATGGAAAGAGCGCCTTGACATCATAGAGGTATACAAAAAAGAGAATGGTGCAATTATCGTACCGAAAGAGGTTGACTGGCAGAAACTCATGCTCTACAGCCTTGGTCTAGTCGGTACAGCACTAGCAGTAATAAGTTATATGGCGAAGAAATGAAGGACCTAATGACCGACTTCAACATCATAGACGCTTTGTTCGTAATCAGGCTATTCCCTCTGATGCTTGGTGGCTTCGTAGCTACTAGAAGTAAGGATGCTATAGGTTTTATCATCTGCATACTTTACATCTGTGTAACCTCTGTCAATTACCTAGTTGGCGATCCAGCACTCAACGCTATCTTTTCAACACCATTTGTATTTTTCACCGCTTGGTACATCATCAAACACGATATACATAACAAGCGTAATCGGGGATTTAAGTTAGTAGAGAAGGAGAAGAAATAATGGCATACACAGAAATTAACAATCTAAACAGTCCAAACTTCACCGCAGGACGTGGTGGTAAGAAAATATCTGGGATAACCATACATCACTGGGGTGATCCTGCACAAAACCCTAGTGCTGAGGGTGTAGTCAACTGGCTGTGCAACCCTAAGAGTCAAGTATCTGCTCACTATGTGGCTACGGGTACGGGTAGGCGTGTGTGGTGTTTGGTAAACGATACCGACACCGCTTGGCACGCTGGTAGTTGGACTGGCAACCAGACTACGTTAGGCATTGAATGTGACCCTAGATGTAGACCCGAAGATTATGATGTTGTGGCTGAACTAGTTGCAGATATGTGGCGATACTACGGCAAACTACCACTCTATCCACATAAATTCTGGAAAGCTACAGCTTGCCCTGGAAATTACGTTATAGAACATATCGTTAACTTGGCTGAAGAAAAGCTAAACCCCAAGCCAGCTCCTACTCCTGCTCCAGTACCAGTAGAGCCACAATGGGCTTCTAAACCGATCACACTACGAGTAAAGAACCGCACTAGCATTATTGATCTGACTACCATGAAACCAACAGGCGCACCACTAGAAGTTGGTACAGATGTGGTATTCGCTACTAGCAAGGTAGTAAACGGTGTTGAATACCTACGATCAAAGTGGGCAACAGACAACAACAAGAACTGGGGTGTTGTTGCCACAGACTTGATGGAAATACCTGTGCCACCAGTAGTACCACCAAAAGTAGAACAGCCACCTGTTGCTGAAATGCCCGATTACTCACAGGAAAACAACAAACTACTTAAACAGATTCTTGAACTTCTACAAGGCTTAATTGCCAAAATAACAGGGATATTCAAATGATAAAGATATTCCTAGCCTTGCTGATATTCATGGCTATATTCATTTTCGTATTAACTGCAACGCTCATTTACTATTCACCTGTGGTCGACAGGCTAGTAAATTGGTGCGACAAGTACCCAAATTCATTAGAAGATTGTAAGGAGTAAATTATGAAAGAAGAATTCAAAAATACCGCAAAAGGTAAAGGTGTTAGAACCGCATATCAAGTGCTTGTAGCGTGGCTACCAGTATTACTTGGTGTTTTAACACTTCCAGAAGTAAAAGACTTTGTAGAGGGCAATACTGTAGGCACAGGTGCAATCGTAGCTGTGATTGCTGGTGTAGTTGCTTATTTGCAGAACCGACAGGGGAAATAGTATGGGATTTTTAGGCAACCTTGTTCGGACAGTTGAAAATGAAGCCGAAGATTTAGTAGACGCAATATTTGGTGAGTAGTTTATAAAGCACATTAACAATCTAGTCTGTAATTCCCAGCCAAGTTTAGAAAGGTCAAGTCATGTTAAAAAACAGCACGGTAGAAAATGTTAAGTCAATCGTACATATCGTAGATGAGAAAGAGTGGAGCCGCCTAGAAGGTAAGTTACTTACTTTGATAGACGCAACAATGCCAGCAAACCAACAGAATGCAGCAATTAAAAGTGTCGCAAGAGAAACGTTGTGGGATTTCTTTAATAGCCTTGCATTCTACGACCAACAGAATGTCGCAAAAGTAATAGTTTAATTAACCTCTTGGCTGGGGTTTACAGGCTAGATTTACATTAACAATCTAAGCAGAACTGAGGGTGCCTCGGTGCAGAAGTACCTCGCAAGAGCAACTATCAGGGATTTCCGAATAGTTGCTACCTCCGTCCTGCTTAGATTACCAAGGAGCAATCATGGAACAACAGTGGCCAGAGTTTAAGATAGTAGACATCAAAGCACTTCGTGAACGTGCAGGAGCGTTTCTAAGCGGTGTTTGGAATGCTGGTAGACATGTAGAGCTATGTTTAACCGAACACCCGCACAAAGACGTTGTAGAGCCTTCTAATCAACCTGAACTACCACTAGGCTATATAGACAGGTCAAGGGTTTGAAATGGAACGCCCCTACTTAGATGTAGAGTTAAGTAGTATAATAAGGGCAAGAGGTCAAAAATGACCTCCCTATCACCGTCTAAAGCAACTAAGGAGGTCACTTTGACTATATCACAAAAAGAATGTTCAGTTGATGGGTGTAACTCTAATCAAGTAGCTAGATCATGGTGTAACAGTCACTATCGACGATCTCAACGAAACGGCTGGGTTGTACCAGAATATCACCCCAGGTCACCAAGACCAGCCATATATGATAACGGTGTTGCCAAAATACCACTAGGACTTAATGCAAGAGACGGCTACGCAACAGTTGATATGGAATTTGCACACCTTGCCGACGACTACTTGTGGCACAAGAGCCGTACTGGCTATGTCGTTACAAAACCTGCAAGTAGCAGTATCAGAATGCATAGGTTAATAATGGACGTTAGTGACCAAGCGATTCATGTAGATCACATTAACGGTGACCCACTAGACAACAGGAAAGAGAACCTTAGAACAGCAACACACCAACAGAACTGCTTTAACAGTCGTCCTAAAACTTCTGTGGTTAGTATATATAAGGGCGTTAGTAAAAACGGCAAGCGGTGGGCTGCGACGATAATGCCAAACAGGGAAAGTATACACCTCGGCACATTTGATACAGAGGTTGAAGCGGCAAGAGCATATAATAAAGCGGCAATCGAACATTTTGGTGAGTTTGCTTGGCTAAATACAATAGGCGATATTCAATCATGAGTGGCGAGAGACCGTTTGTCGACGTCGACGGTAATCGACACCCAGCGAGTGCCGTAGACGTTCACCATGTCTTTGCGAGGCAATACGCTCGTAACGGTAACGACAGACAATTCATCAATTTAGAGGGGCTTAAAGTCCCTCTTTTTCGTGTCTGGCATAATCTAGGTGCAAACGCCCTGCATAACAACGTGGCTAACCTCAGAATACCCAGTAGAGAGTTGCAACACGTTATCCGAGGCAACTTGCAAGAGTCTGTAGGCGAGAATGTCTACGACAGATATTTGGATATGGTTCAAGTAGTGGCTAATGTAGCAGACTATTCACTGAATGGTGCTATGCGTAAAGAAGCTGGTAGGGTATCTCGTAATCTTCGTGAACAGAGTTTTTATATATTAAACGGTCAAGTAAGAGATTTATCGGAGGCTAGTCGTGATATTACGGATTAACGGTGAACCAACTGAGTTTGAAGCCTATTCACTGGGCTATGGTAATGATCTGCTAGACGGTGTACTACTAGATATGCCTGAAACATACGTTTACTTATCAGATCATGTTGAAGATGCTAGAGAGATGCAAGCGTTACTACCAGATGATATGCAACACTTTGATCTAACAGGCTGTGATCCAGATTTTGAGCAAGTGCCTCACAAATGGGTGCTTGAATCTGTCGGGCGTATGATTGTGCGGACTGCTGAACGGGTCTGTATTGAGGCGTGTGATGAATGAATACCCCTACTGGCTACCGAATAACCGTTTTGTACAGTATCAGGCGCTCAGAGGGCAAGAAGCTGATCTTAGAAAACGTGCTGAAGTTATGTTGGAGTCGGCGGATAAGTTGGGGGAGTTGGCTATGGGTATATTAGATGAGTTCCCCTTGCCAGAAAGCCAGTAAACTACAAAAACGAAAAGTGCTATAATAACCCTAGACAAACAAGGAAAACAAAGATGGCAGCTGCAAATACATACAAAGAGCAACAGGACAGGGTACTAGATCTGATAAGCAAATCAGATTCTACTACTAGAAACCGTGTTAAAAACTGGATAAACATGGGTTACTACGATTTCGTGCTAAGAGAGTTGTGGCCATTCCGTGAAAAGACTGGAACGATCTCACTCGTACAGGGTACGCAGGAATACGATCTAGTTACTAACTTCGCAGACATAGACCTACAAAACATTATCAGTGTCAGTATACAGGGTGCCAGTTCTGGCAAACTTATCTACTGGCCATTCAATCAACTGCGAGCAGATCAACCAGATTTCGACTCAGAGGGTCAAGCAATACCTACTCGTTACTACCTAAAAGGTGGCAAAATAGGCTTCTGGCCAGTACCTAACGGTACAGACAGCGTGGCCGTTGATTATTATCTCGTACCAACAGAGCTAAGTGCAGATGCAGACGAACCAGTAATACCTGTCGGTTATCGGGAATCGCTTGTGCAGTATGCCCTATCTAAAGAACATGACTTTAACAGTGACCCAGACCTTGCTATCAAGGCTTCTAACGAATACGAACAGTTTATTGTTAAGGCTCGTATGAACCTACTCACTCAACCCACAGACAGCGGATCGTTCCGCATAATGGGGCCAGCTGACTACTATAACTGGACGGATATTTAGGAGGCCTAATGCCTGTATCATTCCAACAGAAAATGAACTTCAGTAACAGGAAGGAAGAAAGCGTTGCTGAGTATAGCTTCGTAGGTGGTCTTATTACTGATGCCCAC